GGAAATTATGGTGCATATTTGGGTGGCTCAGTGGTGTTGGCACAAATTGGTAATATAGCTAGTACTACTGGTTCAGGTAGCGGAACCGAAACGAGACCGCGAAATCTCGCCATGATGTACATTATCAAATACTAATAAATACTAATACAAAATATACAATCAGGAAACAAACATGAACATTTTTAATTACGATGCAACAACACAAGAATACTTATCAACATCAACAGCACGGTTAGATCCACTAGATCAACAACCAATGATTCCAGCAAATGCAACTTCAGTTGCTGTTATAGCTCCATCAGCTGGACATGTTGCTGTATTCAATGGAACATCTTGGGATGATATTGAAGATCATCGTGGTACTACATTATATGACACAACAACCCAAGAAGAAAGTACACAAGAAGAGTTAGGACCTATTGATTCTCAATATACAGAATTGGTTCCTACTCCATATACAACATGGAGTGGTTCAGCTTGGACATTAGATTTACCTGCTGCTCAGACTGGTGAAATTGCTAAAGTAGATACATTATCAGAACAACAACGTTTGGTTTATATTACAAATGGTTCTGGTCAATCTTTAACATATAACCAAAAAGCAGCTGAAGCTAGAACATACAAAACGGCAGGCTATCCAGCGGATCTAACAGACTATCCATTTATCCAAGCAGATGTTAATGCTACTGGAAACACATCAACAGTTGTTGCTGATGATATTATCGCTGCTGAAGATTTGTGGATTTCTAAAAGTGCAGCAATCGAAGAACTTCGAATTAAAGCAAAATTAGACATTAATGCAGCTACCGATATGGCTAGCATTGATACAATAGTTGATGCTTTTGAAATAGCTATCGTATTAATTTAAGGATTGTAAATCATGGTATATGCAGGAGAAATATTAGCAGAAGGAACTGATAGACCAACGATGTCTACCCCAGCAGGAACAGCGTTTCCTTCTACTTTTTTAACAGGTGATATTTTCTTTCGAACTGATTTAAATACAATATATGTCAGAAAATCGGCTTCGTGGGAACCTATAGGTGGTTCAGGTGCTGTCGATACTGGTGGTGTTATTGCCACCAGTACAACAACTATACCATTTGGTTTCTTTGAATGTAATGGGGCAGCAATTTCAAGAACTACATACGCAACATTATTCGCAACAATTAGTACAACATTTGGTAACGGTAATGGATCCACAACATTCAATTTACCAGATTTACGTGGTGAATTTATTCGTGGCTTTGATAATGCTCGGGGCGTGGATTCTGGACGTGGCTTTGGTACATTCCAAGCAGATGCTTTTAAATCTCACACTCACTCATATGTTGGAACATTAGCTCCAGCAACTGGGTTGGATTCTGGTTTTGGTGCCACTACAACCGGTAAAACTACTGGAGCCGCTGGTGGGTCAGAAACACGACCAAGAAACATCGCAATGACATATATTATTAAATATTAGAATAATATTCAACTAAAAGCTGCATTTCTCTTAACGTAGCATCAGATTTCAACTTGTTTGCACGGTTGCTAACAACCACAATGTTATCAATCGTGTATCCTTTTGACGAATCTCGTCTATCTATACTATAACTATTATCTTGAGCCTTCCCCTTATTATATTTCAACGGAATATTTAAAATTGGACATGTTATAGGGAAACTCAACTCATTTAAATCACACAAATCCAAATCAAATTCAATTCCACGTTTTAATGCACTACTCTTTAATTGATTGTATATCTGCTTGACATCTTTCTGAGTTACATGTAAATTCATAAAGATATTTATAATACAAGTAATGGTGGGTAATGAACATAATTGGATTTATAACAGTAATAGCTTGGGTGTTTGGTATATGGTCTACAGTATTTGTGGTGGCACGAATTGTAGCCGGACGGGCGTACCAAACAAACACACTCAAACAAATACGAGACAAAATGGATGGTATACAACGTAGCTTTCCATGGATGAAAGCAGCTATTATTGCAATCGTTTGTTGGGCATGGATACTAACACAATGACCTAAGATTTAACGGAACAACAAGATAAAGTTGATGCTTTAATACTCGAAGATCTCAAAATCGCAGGCATTAACTACAATTGTTTTCGATTTAAACAATGGGCTATCATAATTGGTGTTAAAATGTGTACACCACCAAATCTTAAATCTCGATTGGTATACGAATGCCTGTTTGAAGATGGCTTCATTGATTACGTTCCACTTTCTGATATTAAAAATTACTTAATAGAACCCAGATGACATTAACAGCAGATCAAATATTAGCAATACCAAAAGATCAACCAGAAAAACTGTTTTCTCAAACCGATTTCCACGCTGAATATAAACGGTTTATGAAAATCTGGCACCCTGATCGAAATGGTGATCCATCAGCAGATAAAGTTAGTGCCCGTATTGGTCAACTATTTGTTTCAGCGGAAAAGAAAAACTTTGAAAATAACTGGGTGTTGGATGGTGAATTGATATTCACAGCCAGTTCTAAAAAATATAAATTCAAATACTTAAAAATGCATACCACAGATGTTGGTAAAATGTATATTGGACACAAAAATGTTGCATTTGTATTTGATAAATTAAACAACGATTTGTTTACATCCAGTCACCGGTTAATCGACGGAATTAAATTTCAATCTCCTAAATTTAAAGAAGAATTTGAACGCTTTTTACCAACAAGCTCATATAGAAAATTTAATGCCGATATTGGATCAATCTTGTTTATGGATAAAACACCAGATGTCGTGTCCTTACGTGATCTGATTGATTTTATGCCAGATAAAAAATTACATCCAAAACACGTTGCCTGGATTGTTAGTTCTACAATAAATGTATTAGCATTCTTAGAACACTCAAACGTTTGTCACAATGCTATTACTACTGAATCTATATTTGTTTCACCAAAATATCACTCAATTGTTATGCTGGGTGGCTGGTGGTTCTCAACAAAATCAAGCGATCGAATCGTAGCAATACCAAATAAATTGAGAACAATCATTCCAAAAGAAGTTCTCGTTGACAAACGATCAGACCCTCTATATGATTTATATGGGTTGAAAGCAATGGCAATTGAATGTTTGGGTGATCCATCACTAATTGGTTCCAAATTATTAATGGACAAAAATATACCAAAACCATTAATCCATTGGTTACGAACACCACCTGCAAATTCCGCTAAAAAGGAATATACTGTGTGGACAAATGTTCTCAAAGAATCCTTTGGGGACCGCAAATTTTTTAAATTTACAACAGATATATCAAACATTTATAAGGAGTAAAAATATGGGATACGTTAGATGGGACGCAGGTGATTGGGATAAATACTCAACAGTCACAAGTGCCAGAACAGAAAAAGAAAACTTTACAAGCAGAACACTAAATGCTGACATGAATCCAAAAGATGTCGTTCGCGAATCACGCGATTCTGATTTGAATCCACAATCAACAGCCATTATGGTTGGGTGTGATGTCACTGGCTCAATGGGCATGATTGCTAATAAACTGGTCAGTGAAGGTCTCGGAACTCTATTTACGGAAATTTTGGATAGAAAACCCGTATCTGATCCACACCTATTGGTTGGTGGTATTGGTGATGTGTTGGCACATGATAGCGCACCATTACAAGTCAGCCAATTTGAAGCTGATTTAACAATCGCCAAACAACTAGAAAAAATATACGTTGAACATGGTGGTGGTGGTAATAATACAGAATCATACGATATGTTCGTGTATTTTGCAGCATTTAACACAACCACAGATTGTGTTGAAAAACGTGGCAAACGTGGATACCTATTCACAATCGGTGATGAAGAACCAATTGAAAACATTTCAGCTGCTAAGGTAAAAGAAGTTATTGGCGGTGGTTTACAAGCTGATATGCCTTTCACTGAGTTGGTGGATATTGTTAGCAAATCATACAATTACTACCACATTATCATCAAAGAAGGATCACATTGTCGTTATCGCTTTGATGAAACTAAAGATAAATGGACTGAATTACTAGGTCAAAATGCAATTATTCTTGATGATTATCATGATTTGGCTGAAGTGATTGTGTCAATCATCGAAATTAATGAAGGCAAAGATGCTGCAACTGTTGCTGCTAGCTGGGATGGCTCAACATCATTAGTAATTGCAAATGCTACAAAACATTTAACTGCTGGTGGTGTTGCAGTTGATTCTGATACTATTCGATTATAACAATCACGA